GTTAAGATGTCTTTCTCTAAACAGTCACAACGTGAGCAAATCGTAAACAACTTGCCCTGGCTGGTACACCAGATACGTAAAAGTCCCGTGTGTAGTCCCGAATCGTTGCTGGCAGATCTCCAACTCGTCACTGGAGATCGCAGTAACATGAACCGATTTGTGATTACCACGCCCTTCGAGCGCATGCGCGAAGGGGAGATAGTGGGGACTCCTTTCGACCTGGAAGGATTCTTAATGGATGCATATGGACGCGCGGCGCGACTTGTAGCCTGTCTCCTCTGGACTCTGAAGAGCCACAAGCGGTCCGTTGGCCACCTAGCATCACGAGAGTATTGCACTCTTGTGACCTATTGGTGGGCACGGGCCGTGAATGGCACTTTGGAGAAGGAGGCTAAGGCGAAATTTGCTGCGATCTACGGCTGGGTGAATGATCAGGCAGAACTTCCTGACTATCCCTGGGACCGTTTCGACCACCTCGGTTCAACCACGATACGCCGTTGGCTCAGGCAGAAACGCACTTCTGGTGCGGTTCGCGCCTGGGCCTTCGACCTTCTCAACTTGAAGAAGGGGACCCTTCGGCCAGATGAAGCGTTTAAGCAGGCAAGCCTGCAAAAGACGAAACTTCTTCTGACTGAGGAGCCCCCCATTCCAAGTGAGGACGAAGCTCAGCTTCGTGATCGTGTGCTTGAGGAGGTCTATCGCACAGCTCTGGAAGTCGCGATGTGGATTAGGACGGGGAGGACGATGGCGGCCCCCCGACCCACATTGTCCGCGTGCCGTGAAAGGTCACAAGGCGAAGGTGGAGGTCTCGATGAGTTCTTAGAGACCCACTCAGATGAGATCGAGAGATCCCTGAGGATGTTCTACCACCCTCGCACCGGAGTGATCGAGCTCAGAGTTCCCGAGCTTGAGTATCTCCACAGCCGCTTGCTTAATGAGTGGAACACAGATCTCGCATCATTGAATGCGGTCCCTGTCGCTCTCCTGGAGGCCTTTAAGGTCCGGATCATTACCAAAGCCGAAGCAGTTCGGCACTGGTTGGTCCAGCCCCTTCAAAAGGTCTTCTGGAGGGCCCTCCAAGCTTTCCCATGCTTTGCGCTGACCGGTCGTCCCGACGAACCGGAGGATGTTGCCCGCATGTTCGATAGCCTACTTCCCAAGGAGTCCTTGGTAAGTGGTGACTATGAATCTGCTACGGACCTTCTCCTCTCGGAAGTTAGTGAGACCGTTCTCCGTGGCTTCAAGGCCCCGGATATCGCACGCATGATGGGAAGCAGGATGGCCCCCGACGGGAGTCTCCTCCCCGGAAGACGGGGATGGAGCCGACCAATGATCGATCCGAGGCTGTGGTTCCCCATGGAGCAAGCTCTCACAGGGCACACCTTGTGGTTTAAAAACCAGGTGACCGGAGCTATGGAGGCCTTCCCCCAGAAGAACGGACAGTTGATGGGATCCTTTATCTCATTTCCTGTGCTTTGTGTCGCGAACGCTGCTATCTGCCGAATGGCGGTTGAAGCAAGTCGTGGACAGCGTCTAACGCTTTTCCAGACACCGATGATTATAAACGGTGACGACTGCCTCTTCCCCTCGACCCCTGAAGCCTATGACCTCTGGAAACGGGCCGGTCGGTCGATTGGTCTCAAACCTAGTGTAGGAAAGAACTATGTCAGTAAAAACCTTGCTGTTATCAACAGCCAGGAGTACCGACGTCATTCCACCGAACTAGGGTTGACCAGTCTTGTGACCGGAACCGGGTACCATAACCTTGGGATCATTTTTGGCAACCAACGCTCCAGCTGCTCGTCTGATGGCGATCAACTCCCAGGGCCCCTTGCGGGGTCCTGGCGTGAGTTTGAACGTCGCCAGCCGGGCTTAGACCTGGAACGCTGGAGGTCGAGGTTCATCAAGCAGAGAATGCCTTTGCTCAAGAAGTTGCCTAACTCATGGGCTCTTCCAGCGCGTATGGGCGGTCTTGGTATCGTCAGTAGGCCGCTTACTTGGTTTGAATCCAAGTGGGCGACCTATTGGCGTGACCATCCCGCTAAACGCATTGGGCTGGAGAGCTTCACTGACACCCCCTACCGGCACCTTAGGTCCGCGGCAAGTCAAGAGCGACAATTGGGTGGTCTGAGACTAGCCTCAGGAGATGATCCTGAGGTCTCTGACACCCTAGTCACCCTTGCTGCCTGGAACCAAGGTGCAGGTCTTTGGGAGGATGTTAAGTTCAACATTCGAGATTATGGTAATGCTTGGCAGCGTATCGCAAAGAGCTGTAAGACCTATCACGGGGCTCCCTTCCAGGGGGAAGCCTTAGACCTTTACGTCCCGCGAGTGGTTATTCCTCGCGTATGCATCACACTATCTTAAATAGCATG